AGTTTCGTAACCAAAGGTCGTGCTCTTGGTGAACTCGGTCATCCTGACGGTCCTACCGTTAACCTTGATCGTGTTTCACATAAGATTGTTTCTCTTACTCAAGAAGGAAACAATTTTAAAGGAAAGGCACAACTCCTCGATACTCCAATGGGTAGAATCGCACAATCTTTGATTGGTGAAGGAGTTATGCTTGGAGTTTCTTCCCGTGGTGTAGGTTCGATCAAAGAAGATCATACTGGTTGTAAAGTTGTAGGTGAAGACTTCATGTTGGCGACTGCCGCTGATATCGTTGCCGATCCATCTGCTCCAGATGCATTCGTTTCTGGAATTATGGAAGGAAAGGAGTGGGTATGGGAAGGTGGAATCCTTCGTGAGCAACTTGCAGAAAAGACCCAGAACCGTATCAACACTCTTGTTGATCAAAAAGCACTTGAGGAGCACAAACTACAGTTGTTCCAGGATTTCTTAGCAAATCTATAATAATATAAATAAATAAAGATTATTAATTAATCGAAGTTCACATGTCCGTAGGTAGCAATTTACAAGAAATGGAAAACGCAGTAACCAAAGGGGCTGCTGCTGCTGAGCCAATGCCTAAGTTGGACCTGGATACTCCAGGACAACCAAGTGTTGAGGATCTCGGCGGTCCTTCCCCTGAAAACTATCGTCCCGATGACGATTCAGCAAAACTTAAGACTCCTAGCCTTGCACAGGTAAAGGATGTCGTTAATAAGGGCGCTAAACCAGCAGAGGCAATGCCAGCTGGAATGAAAGAAGAGTCCGAGGAAGTCGAAGAAGATCAGGAGATCGTTTCCGAAGAAGAGACCACTGAAGAAGAGGTAGTTTCTGAAGAAGAGACTACTGAAGAAGAGGTGGTTGCTGAGGCTACCGACGAAACCGAGGAAGAAGTTCAAGAAACTGTTGAAGCAGAATTCAACGTCGAAGAAGACGTTGCTGCTCTGTTCTCTGGTGAAGAACTTTCCGAGGAGTTCCAGGACAAGGCACGCACAATCTTCGAAACCGCAATCAAGTCTAAGGTTGAGGAAGTAAAAGAGCAGATTCAAGTTCAGTATCAGGCACAACTCGTTGAAGAAGTTGCTGCTGTTAAGACCGAACTTACTGAGCGTGTTGATTCTTATCTTGAGTACGTTGCTCAAGAATGGTTGGAGGAAAACCAACTTGCAATCGAGCACGGTCTCAAGACCGAGATGACCGAATCATTCCTCAATGGAATGAAGAGTCTTTTTGAAGATCATTATGTATCAATCCCTGAAGAGAAATATGATGTTATCGAGAGCATGGTAGATAAACTAGATGAAATGGAGTCTAAACTCAACGAGCAAATCGATAAGAACGTTGCTCTTAATAAGAGGTTAGCAGAGTCCACTGCAGATGTTATTTTTGCAGAGGTTGCTGAAGGACTAGCAGTCACTCAGAAAGAAAAACTCGCTTCTCTTGCAGAAAATGTTGAGTTTGATAGTGAAGAGACCTATCGTGAGAAACTAGTTACTCTAAGAAATTCTTATTTCTCAGAGAGTGCAACTAGTGCTCAAAGAGATGCTGCTGAGACGGTTGTAGAATCGACTCAAGAGCAGACTACTACCGCTGCACCTGAAGCTGGTTCCATTATGGAAGCATATCTTCAAACTCTTAGCAGAGTTTCTAAAAAGTGATTTCTAGATCATACGTAAATCAAACTAACGTTTTAAACTAAAGAGGTAATTTCAAATGCAAATGTTCAATTCTGAACAACTGCAGGAGAAGTGGGCACCAGTTCTTGATTATGAGGGAATGGATCCAATCCAGGATTCTCATAAGAGAGCTGTTACCGCTATCCTGTTAGAAAACCAAGAAAGAGAAGCACGCGAAGAGCAAGCATTCCTTTCCGAAGCACCTGTAAACGGCACTGGTTCTTCTGGCGCAACCGCAGGTTTCTCTGCTGGTGCATCTTCACCAACCGCAGGTTTCGATCCAGTTCTGATCTCCTTGATCAGACGCTCAATGCCTAACTTGGTCGCATATGACCTCGCAGGCGTTCAACCAATGAACGGTCCTACTGGACTCATTTTCGCAATGCGTTCCAAGTATGGAACTCAGAATGGTCCTGAGACCTTCTTCGATGAAGTAGACACAGGATTCTCTGGAACCGATTCTTCTGCAGCAGCAGGCGAAGAAGGTTCAGGTTATGTATCTGGTTCTGACGGTGTTTCCGTTGGTATGGGTACTACCGCACAGTCAGGCACCAACCCAGGTCTTCTTAGCCCAGATTCCAACACCACCCAACTCGCATACAGAGTCGGTCAGGGTATGGATACTGAGGATGCTGAAGGACTTGGCGAAGGCAGCAACCACTTCAACCAGATGGCTTTCTCGATCGAGAAGGTCACCGTAACCGCTAAGTCCAGAGCACTGAAGGCAGAATACAGCCTTGAGCTTGCACAGGATCTTCGCGCAATCCACGGTCTGAACGCTGAAGCAGAACTCGCAAACATTCTCTCCACTGAGATTCTTGCTGAGATCAACCGCGAAGTTATCAGAACCATCTATAAGTCGGCAGAATCTGGCGCACAAGCAAACGTTGCTACCGCTGGTAAGTTCGACCTCGACGTTGACTCCAACGGACGCTGGAGTGTTGAGAAGTTCAAGGGTCTTATCTTCCAAATCGAGCGCGATGCTAACGCAATCGCACAAAGAACTCGTAGAGGAAAGGGTAACATGATCCTCTGCTCTGCTGATGTTGCTTCTGCACTCACCATGGCAGGTGTTCTTGATTACACCCCTGCACTCAACGCTAACCTTAACGTTGATGACGCTGGTAACACCTTCGCTGGTGTTCTCCAAGGTAAGTATCGCGTATACATCGATCCTTATTCTGCAAACAACGCTGCTAACCAGTATTACGTTGTTGGTTATAAGGGTTCTTCACCTTATGACGCAGGTCTCTTCTACTGCCCATATGTTCCCCTCCAGATGGTTCGTGCCGTTGGAGAGAACACCTTCCAGCCTAAGATCGGCTTCAAGACCCGCTACGGTCTGGTTGCTAACCCATTCGCTGAAGGAACCACCGCAGGCACAGGTCGCCTCAAGGTTAACTCCAACCGTTACTACAGACGTGTTCGTGTTGACAACCTCATGTGATCACGGTTCACATATTTCTGGGGATCCTTCGGGATCCCTTTTTTTGTCTAAATATTTAAAAACAGAAAAAAATGGCGAATTATCACATTAAAAAAACAAGTGCATTGATGCCATCTGTTGAAGTTTATCATGTTGCTGATGATCAGTGGTCTGATGAGTATTCGGAAAGAAAGATCTACACTTCAAAAGCAAGTGCGGATGCTATGCTCCCAAATCCAGATGGAACCAATGGTGGTTTTAAGAATGCTACCGTTGTTAAAGAATAAATAGAACATAACTAAGAGCAAAAAATGAAACCAACTCCTAGAGAAGCGAAACAAATTCATGAGCACTACGAAAAAGTAGTGGAGCATCTTATTGAAGAAAATTATGCCGTGGATAAAGACGGTGCTGATAAAATTATCAGTGGTATGAGTGATGAGTGGTATAGTTTAATTGTTGATGCTTGATAATGGCAAATTTTTATGATTCTCAATTACGCAATAGGAACTTCTTGTCTCCTATTGGGTTTAAATTTACTTTGAAAACTAAAGAAAAAGTAGATTTTTTCTCCAATTCGGCAAATATTCCTAGCATTGCATTAGGAACCGCATTACAAGGAACGACATTTCGTATTCTTGATGTTCCTGGTGACGAGGTAATTTATGAAGACTTCAGCATGAATTTCTTGGTTGATGAGGATCTTAAAAATTATATGGTTATCCATAACTGGATTACTGGATTGGGTATACCAGAAAACTTCAAACAGTTTAGGGATCTCACCAAAGATCCAGAAACAGGTCAAAGAGATGACCTTCTACAATTTTGTGATGGAACGTTGCATATTTTAAATAGCAACTATCGTGATATTGCAATGGTTAAGTTCCAGGATTTATTTCCTGTAGCATTGACTTCATTGCAATTTAATGCTACCGAAAATGATATCAACTACTTTACAGCAGAGGTATCTTTCAAGTATACTATCTACAATATAGTAGATCCTGACGGCGAACCTCTATGAACCTTGATAAAATTCAGGAGATGTGGCAGAAAGATTCTGTTATTGATCCTGACAATCTACATGATGAATCTTTAAAAATTCCACAATTACATTCAAAATACTACACCCTATACAATACCATTACCCTTCTGCGAGAGAAGGCAAGGGAAAGTTATAATCGTGTAAGGTTGGAAAGACACAATTTTTATACAGGTAAAGCACCTGCAGACGTTTACGTTACCGAACCTTTTCCATATAAAGTTAGAGAAAAGGATGCCATCCAGAGATATTTGGATGCTGATGAGAAGTTAAATACTATCGATATGAAAATTAAATATTATGATACTGAATTAAAATTTCTAGAAGAAATCATTAAAACAATAGCAAACAGAACTTTTCAGATCAAAAATGCTATTGAGTGGCAAAAGTTCCAAGCAGGA